ACCAGGGCAACAAGTGCATGGACTGCAGAGCATGCTGGGACAGGAGCGTGAGCAATGTCACATACCCGAAACACTAAATTAATACACGAGATCCATGAAGCTTGGGCCGTGAAGAACGGCTATCGGCCCAAGCTTCAAGCTTCAAGCGACAAGCTTGACAGGGGCTCCAGTCTGGGATATAGTGGGACTATAACGAACGGTAACGCGCGTCATGCGCAGCTCAATGCGAGCCCGTCGATCCCTCCGGGGTCAAGGCCCATTAAAGACCTCATGCAGGCAGTGGCGTCTCCGGAGGTAGGGACCTCCAGCCCTGAAGACCTTCACGCAGAGAACACGAACCGGTTCGTTAAAGCTGCAAGCTCCAAGCCTCAAGCTTCAAGCCGAAGTTCCAAGCTCCAAGCTTTAAGTAGCAAGCTCAAATAATTTTTGTATTTCAATCCAATTGGTAGGGGGCCATGGACCATGGCCTTTGTCTAATAGTTCCTGGATCATGGATCCTGGAACAAGTTTCAAGGCACTCGGACCGAGGGCCTTGATAAGGATAAATGTATTCTTAGGATGTGACTTATGGAACGAAATTTGATGCGGAGAAAATTTTACTTTGTTCCCCTTCGTGACTTTTAATTCAATAGTGAAAAAGTGCCCAGAAGTATTGTAGCCCAATACATCAGGCATACCAAGTAAGCTAAGATTTTCAATACGATTGAGGATGATGGAGCATGTATTCTTCTTAAGATCTTGGTATAATTTTCTTTCTGGTGCCATAACATTTTCGAGGTTACTCGGGTATGTCGTCGGCCCTTATAATCTCCCGCTTATTGGGTTTAAAAACTACACGAATAGAGCCAGCTCCAATGATTCTGCTCTCCTCCACATCTATTCGTTTTATCTCTTCCAAATAAGGACCAATTTTCATATAAATCTTTGCGTTGTTAATGGCATTTCCCTTTGTTCCATTAATAAACTCACCTAAATAATTCATTAAATCTTTAATATACATGTCACATACCACTCTTACGTAATCTGTCAAGATTATCTTCAACTTGTTTAGCTAATTTTTTATTGTCTGCGTGTAATTCTAAATTCTCTTGTTCTTTAGCTGTAACCTCTTGTCTAACTCTGATATTAAATTCCTCGAGCTCAGTGAGCTTCATCTGTAGCTTACCATTTAATTTCTGGTGCTCATCTTCAACAGTCAACAGCTCAGCCATCCTATTCTCTAGTTCTTTTATCTTTTTATTGGCCTCTCTAAGCTCAGGTGAATTAGTTACAGTAATCCCTTTGATGAGAACCATCTCGTTCTCTAGCTCCTGACATTTTGTTTTCCAGTCTGTGTCTTTCATTGTTGCATAAACTTCATTGTGTATTTATATTAATGTTAATCCTAATATTAGTATCAGTTGGAGAGGCACTACAATGTTTTAAGGCTCCATCAAACATGATAATTTGATTTTCTACCGAGGAAATTTTTGTACCATCTTCAAATAAAGTATATCCATTGTTAGTATTTAAAGAATATAAAGCTACTTGATGTGGTTCTTCACTATCTACATGAAATGCGGTTTTAATAAATTTAGATTTTTTAGTATAAAAATTGATTTTTGCTCGTAATAAATAATTAAAAGTTAATCGTCCCAACAAAGGCATTAATGTGGCATTTACCGAAGTACTGTGTTGTTGATTATTTTCATATAACCTATGCATAAAACAAAAATCTTCTGTATCCTGAGGACTACCTATACTATGCATATAAAAGAAAGGAAGTTTTAAAACAGTCTCTCTTAATGCTCTAAACAAATCTAAGTCTTCTATAAAATTTTCTTTAACTATTACTTTTTGCTTCATCTTTATATTGACTTTATAGGACTGTTACCCTAAATTGTCAATATGGGATTACCAAAAAGATTAACAGAAATGCAAATGAGATTCTCCGAATTTATAGTATTCGGTGGGCCAGACGGCCCTATGACTCAGACTGAGGCTGCTGTAGCTGCTGGATATAGCCCAACAAGAGCTAGACAGGAAGGATCAGAGCTAATGAATCCTAGACTCAGTCCCCTTGTAGCTCAATATATTGGAAAATTAAAAGAGGAAAGACTTAAGAAATTTGAAGTCACTTATGAAGGACATCTGGCTGAACTGGCTCGTCTACGTGAAGCTGCTTTGAAGAAAGGCTCATTTTCCTCTGCTGTAAATGCTGAAGCGAGTCGAGGCAAAGCCGCAGGGTTATATATAGACAGAAAAATAATAAAACATGGGAAATTAGAAGACATGTCAGAACAAGAATTAGAACAAAAAATGAAACAGATTTTAGATGATTACGCACCAATTTTAAATGTCACTCCCAATGAAACATTACCCACAACACCAAGCAAAGAAGAATCAAACAAAAAAGAAAAGGCCAGTACATCTAATGTGGTATTAGAGTTAGGAAGTACAGACAGCCCAAAAGAAAAATAATCATTCCAATAAAATAAATATTATCTGGGTTAAACATTAATCCTTTCCATTTTAATTATACATCCTCTTGGAAATATATTCCGATCAGAATATGCCTCATCCTTCTCATCATAGCTAGCAAAAGTCCAAACAAATTTCTTTGTTTTCTTATAAATATAAGCAAATGTGTATAGTTTAGCACAATCCATCTTATCAAATTCCTCTGCACTGGCATGAGTGGCATCACCTGTAATATCAATCCAAGTGATTTTATAAAAGTAATACTTCTTTTTACCAATGTTTATGCGCCTAATTTTAGATTTCTTACGTGCCATAGTTTTCCCCTGATCTTCAATCTGCCATATATAGCAAAAATATATATTTTTCTATTTTATTTATCAGCAAAAAAAGTCTGGCAGAGCATCTTTTTTATATAAAATATATAAATTATCTATATATATCAATGACTTACGTCTGCCACTGAAATTCAAAATTCTGCCACTCCTGCCAGTCACGAAAAAAAACCCGCGTAAAATTGATTTTTTTCGGCGCGTTTCCCATAGAATCATGGAGATTTCTGCCAATGTTACCCCGTATTCTGCCACTGGATTGTATAGGATTACAATTGATGCCACATTTTAGACACATTTCTACCTAATTTGAGCCATAAAAACGCCTCAATTTTGCCAATTTCTCATCAGCTTCTGCCACCTTTGCCAGCTCCTTGTCAATCGCGCCAGTGATATCAATATGGTCCACGATTACAGGATTACGATCTCCCGCCATTAGAAGATCAATCTTAAGTAATGAATCTTCCATTTGACCAGTATATCTGCTAACTAAAGCTTTGAATATACGTTCTCTCATATTACCCTCCTTAAAATGCCCAGCTAACAAAAGAATATCTCACACCTTTTGTTACATCTTTGACTTCATGTGGATACATAAAGTTAGATGGGAATAATAATATATCCCCTCTGGTTAGTTTTACTTCATTTCCTCTTATTATAAATTGTCCACCCTCATAATTGTCATTAAGTAATCCTACGATGGATAGAATAGGAATTCCTTTTAACTTCCCATCAAATAGACTTTGAATATGATCATAGTGTTCTCGCATCTTAGTTCCTACAGGATATCTATTAAATCTAACTTGGCTTATGTGTTTAATAAAACTACGTCCTGTTTTTTCTCTTTGTGTTCTGTATTTAACTTGATAGTTTTGTAAAGCCTGTCCTAAATATTTACCTAATCTTTGAAACTGATCTTGATTGGATGATACAATGTCCAGTTCTTTTGTTTTTTCAGTATCATAATCATCTCGACCATAACTATACCAGGAGTGTTGAGTCCATTTAAAATCAGGTTTAGATGTTTCAATAATCAATGCTTTACACAAGTTATTTGGTATTAAGTTTTGTACTAAAACATAATCAATTACTTTTTCCATTTAAATCCTTATTAATTATTAAATGAGTTGATCCTGCCCTGCTCCCCAATTCTCCAAAGTGAAAAGTATTGAAGGCTAGACAGTATCTTGAATCTTCTTTAGTGTTTATGGGAACGCCATGTCTAATGTTACTAGGAAATAAAACGAGATCACCAGATTTAGGATATAACATAAAGGATTCACTATTGAGTTTTGTTTGTGTATACTTTGGTAGGGCTATTCTATCTATAGTATCTTTACTAAATGAAATACCTGCGTGGTCATCATTTCTAAAATAAAATACACCACTAATAATACTATTAGGATGAACGTGATCATGAGTAAAACTATTTTTAATATTACGTTGTACCCAGGCTTGTGTAATTTCTAATTTGCTTTTAGTTCCCATGACCTGATTAGCATAAGTATCTAAAGCTAGTTGAAAGAACTTATGTAGGTTGGATAGTTCAGAATGTTTCATGAGATAAGAATCTTTGCTTCTAAACACACCAGTAAGCTGTTGATCATCATAATCTAAGTTCCTGATATATTTAAATTCTTTTTTAAAATCTTCTTTATTTTTCACCAACAATACAGTTGTTGGAAAGATCATTATTAATTCTCCTTTAGGGTTGTCTACCATAACTTTTTAGCCATATCTCCTTTTCTTGCTTTGTCTAACTTATCTGCTTCTTTTTCAAATTCTTGTAGTAGGTCTTCTGTTTTTACATTTGCTTTTTCTTTTTCATCATACTTTAGATTATAATATTCATCTAATCTTTTTAGAAATTTATGTTGATAATTACGTAAGTCTGCATCTTGAAATCGATACTCTTGGAAATATAGATCAGGAGTCACAATCATAATGATTCCTTGCCTAATGTTACTACCATATACATAGTTATGAGCCATTGCATAGGCTGAGATTTGAAGAAAGTAATCTTCAATCCAATCTCTTTGCTTAGGTCTATTAGCTTGTTTGAAATCTACAATAGTTTCCATACCATGATGCTCACAGACTAAATCTGTTGCTCCTGCATATAGGCCTGGGTAGTGTAGAGTTACTTCTGAACCAAAATAAGTTTCAACAGGTAAGAGACCTTCTTCAATAATCTTTTTCGCCATCGGTTTAGCTTCTTGACCAATCGGTGTAAGATCTTCATGTCCTTGCCCAAGGATGTGTTTCTCAATGAACTTATGCATGGCACTCCCCCTGAGACTGCTATGATTCTTAATTCGTTCTGCTTCGTCGTATCCTGTTTTCGCATACCAACGCTTTAAATACGTATCATCTTTTGTTTTTGCAAGGATCGTAGTGACGCTGGGTAGGCGCGCGCCTTGAATTTCATAGTGCCGTGATCCATGGTCCGTGGTCATCGTACCCTGGTAGTAGCGGTATTTATCATTTTTCTTCATATTAGGCATCGGTTAGGGCCGCTCCAAATTTTCCTTCCCAGGTCCATGATCCGTGGTGCTTGGTCCACGACTCAGTGTTCGCGAAAATTTTAAAACCCGCCTCCCGAACTAACTGACAAAAAGAAACATCCTCTCCTACACTATATCCATCTTTAAATTTAAAATCAAAGAAGTTATAATAATAATCGTGATCTTTACCGGGTTCAGGAAGAACCGAGTTTTTAATTTTCAATTCAGGGAAATTTTTTATAATTTTTTCAAAGACTTCTTTTTTAATGAGCATGAGGCCCGTGGGCCCTGCTTTAATTTCAATGAGTCCATTCTCTAAAATCATGGGCTTAACGAAATCAACGGTATAAATACTTTTCGACGTGTCCTCCGACTTAACTCTGTATGGAGTACAGACAATATCTTTTTTAGCAACGAGCATACGCATAACTGCTTCAGGTTTAAACTCAACATCAGAATCAATAA